CTGATATGCCTTTTCGTTTCTATCCTTGCATGGTGGCTGGATTAGCATATTACATTGGTATGAAACGTGCGCCAGAACGATTGCAGTATTTAAAAGCTGTGTACGAAGAAGAGTTTCAACGAGCAGCGGACGAAGACGAAGGACGTACACCATTAAAACTTCAACCTAGCATTCAATACTTGAGGGTTTAATGGCATATGCGTCAGGAAATAAAGCATTTGGTATCTCTGATCGATCAGGGTTCAGGTTTCGCTTGCGTGAGATGAAACGTGAATGGACGGGTGCATTAGTAGGTCCTGACGAATTTGAGCCGAAACATCCACAGTTAGAGCCTATTCGAGTGGGGCCAGATCCTCAAGCCTTGCAAAACCCACGACCTGATAAGGCGGAAGCGTTACAGGTATATGTTGGTGTTCCAACGGTTGAAGCTCCTACACTCGAACGTGTTCGAGCTATTGGATCTGTAGGAGAGGTTTCTCTTACAGGTGTTGCTGATAGCATCAGCGTTACACCAACAGGTGTAACTGCAACGGGCAGTGCGGGATCTGTTACTGTATCAGTGACTACATCTGCTCCAAGGTTTGATAGTACATCCATAACATTGGATACAACAACAGACACATTTGACGAGGGATAAGAGATGGCAAAACAAGCAGTAGGTATTGGTTCATCTGCCAACGACGGATCAGGTGATACGCTCCGAGTAGGTGCAGATAAAATCAATGATAATTTCGATGAAGTGTATGCTGCTCTCGGGAATGGCACTACTCTCACTGATATAATAGATTCCAACGGCATTATAGATGTAAGCTCTGGTGCAAATAAAATTGTATTTTACTATGCCAATTTAAGTGATCTTCCAAGTGCTTCCACATATCATGGCGCGGTGGCTCATGTTCATGCAACTGGTGGACTTTATTTTGCACACGGTGGAGCGTGGATACGAGTGAATGATGAAACAACTGGTCCTGTTACTAAGTATACCGCAGGAACAAACGGATCGTCAGCGTATACTTTTACTGGACCTGGTGCTACATCTGGAGACAACCCAAATTTTACTTTTTACAAGGGGCATACTTATTTTATAGACAATACGTCTAATGTAGGAAGTCATCCTTTGCAGATAAGAACGTCTAATGGTGGATCTGCTTTCACCACAGGGGTTACAGACAACTTCAATTCAACCTCGGGGTTGACACAATTTATCGTGCCACATGAGCCTAGTGATACATCCTTAGTGTATCAATGCACAAATCATAGTAGTATGGTAGGAAACATAACGATAGTGTGATGACATGAGTTTTACATACGGCGAGTTAAAAACCGCAATACAAGATTACACAGAAAACGACGAAACAACTTTCGTAAACAATCTACCTTTGTTTATTCGTCTGGCAGAAGAACGCATTCTTAAAAGTATACAGCTTAATTTGTTTCAAAAAAACGCTTCGGGTAGTACAACTACGGGTAACAAATTCTTAGCTGCTCCTTCTGATTTCCTTGCACCTTTTTCTTTAAGCATTGAGGTGAGCGGGGCTAAAGAGTTTCTGTTGTTTAAAGATTTAGACTTTATTCAAACATACACCCCTGACGCAACCACCACAGGACAGCCCAAGTATTATGCACAATTTGATGTGGACAATTTTATTCTCGCACCAACTCCAAATGCAAATTACACAGTAGAAATTCAGTATCTATATCGACCTGCATCATTAACTGCGGGACTTGATAGTGGTACAAGCTGGCTATCAGAAAATGCTGATGTTACTTTGTTATATGCATCGTTAATCGAAGCATATACATATATGAAAGGTGATCCTAATTTAATGCAAATGTATAATCAACGATATGCAGAGGGGATTACAAGATTGAAAAACCTTGGCGAGGCTCAAGAAGTTGTAGATGAATATCGTTACGGTCAGATTAGGAAACCGCGCACATGATTCCAGAATTAAATATAGATTTACCAAAGGATTTTAAGGTAGAGGTTCACACCACTCAGAACCGTGGCTTTACGCCAGAAGAAATAGCAGAACGGTGTGCGGATAAAATTATTTCGGTTTCGGATAGTACACATCCTGCGATACAAGAGCAGGTCCATGCTTTTCGGAAACGTATCGTACAGTTGGTAGGGTTTTACTTACGAGAAGCTGTTAAAAGTGATAGAACTACTGTATATAATGCAATCAAAGACGCAGGTCATCCCGACCTTGCAGAACTTATAAGGAGAATGTGACATGGCCTTTTCAGGTAACTTCATGTGCACGAGCTTTAAGAAGGAGCTTCTTGAAGCCAAGCACAATTTTTTAAATAGCGGAGGCAGCACTTTTAATCTTGCGCTCTATACAAACAGTGCTTCTTTTACCGCTGCGACAACAGCATACACCTCTTCGAACGAAGTGTCTGGTACTGGGTATACAGCAAAAGGCGCGGCTCTTACTCGTGTTGATCCAACAACAAGTGGGACAACAGCACTTACAGATTTCAGTGATCTTACCTTTAGTACAGCAACAGTTACGGCTCGTGGTGCGTTGATCTTTAATGACAGTGCGTCAGGTGACCCATCGGTTATTGTATTAGATTTTGGTGGTGACAAGACTTCTACCGCAGGTGATTTTACAGTTGTATTTCCAACAGCGGATGCATCAAACGCTATAATTCGTATCGCGTAAGAGCTAGAAATGGCTTCGTCAACTCTATTTTCGGGATGGGGTAGGTCCACTTGGAATGATGGCTCATGGGGAACTCCTGTTCTCAAAGTCTCAGTTGATGGAGTTGCGGCTACAGGTGCTGTTGGTTCTGTAACTATTACAACAGAAGCAAATGTTACGCCCACTGGTGTATCAGCCACTGGACAAGTGGGGTTAGCCACTATGGATGGTTCAGCCCTTGTACCTGCCACAGGGTTAGCAGCGACGGGTTCCGTTGGAAGTGTTACAGTCGTTGGATTAGCTAATGTAACACCTACTGGTGTATCAGCCACAGGAGCAGTAGGCTCCACAACAGTCACGGGAATAGCAAACGTACCTGTCACTGGTGTAGCGGGGACAGGCTCCGTTGGAAGTGTTACAACAAACGCCGCAGCCGATGTTTCAGTTACTGGTCTTGCCGCTACAGGAGCAGTAGGCACTACAACAGTTACGGGAATAGCAAACGTACCTGTTACTGGTCTTGCAGGAACGGGTTCTGTTGGCGGTGTCACAGTCGAACTTGGTATAACCGTTAATGTGACAGGGTTATCTGCAACTGGCGAAGTTAGTGCCGCCGCTGTTACTGTTACCGCAGGAGCCGATGTTTCCGTAACAGGAGTAGCCGCCACAGGAGCGGTCGGAACAGTTTTAGTTTACGGACGTATTGTCCCAAATCAGAATCCGAGTTATACTACAATCAACCCGAGCCAATCACCGAGTTGGACGAATATAGCAGCATAGGATAGAAACATGCCTAGTACATATACATTGAACAACGGTATCGAGCTTGTAGCAACTGGCGAACAGTCAGGCACATGGGGCAATACAACAAATACAAACTTCACACTTTTAGATACATCGCTTGATGGTCAAATCACAGTAACTTTAAGTTCAGCAGGATCTTCTGGATCACCAACCGCTTTACCCGTTAGTGATGGAGCAACGTCAAACGGTCGTAACCGCTTAGTAATATTTGCAGATAGTGGTGACCTTGGGGCCACGGCTTTTGTTCAGCTAACGCCAAACGATGCCGAAAAAATTATTTACATTCGCAACACTTTGACAGCAGATCGAAGTGTCATATTATTCCAGGGAACTTATAACTCATCAAACGACTATGAGATAAAAAATGGAAGAACAGCAGTCGTCTTTTTTAACGGAGCAGGTTCTGGTGCAGTAGCAGCAAACATTCTTTCTGATCTTCAAGTTGAAAACTTGTCTATAGTTACAGAAGGTACATCCAACCTACGCCTTGGCGTCAACGCAGGAGATGCAATAGCCTCTGGCGGTAACTACAACGTGCTTTTGGGCGATGAGGCTGGTACAGAATTGACTACGGGTGATGCAAACGTAGCCGTTGGTTATCAAGCTCTTTCTACAGAAGATACAAATGGATTAAACGTAGCAGTTGGCTATCGTGCGTTAAAAACTTTGAACGCAGGTGGAGCAGCATATAATACAGCAGTTGGTTACGATGCAGGTTTATCAATCTCTACGGGCACATTAAACACCCTAGTTGGGGCTACCGCAGGAGATGCTTTAAATACAGGCCATTCAAATGTAGCAATAGGTCATGCTGCTTTAGGCGCAGAAGATACAGGTCGTAAAAATGTAGCTGTTGGCTACACTGCGTTAAATTTACAAAACTCTGATACAGATAATTTTAATACAGCAGTAGGCTATGCCGCAGGAGCAGCACTCACCACTGGCACACAAAGCACCCTGATTGGTGCGGGTGCGGGTGAGGCTTTAACTACAGCAGGAGGAACAACCGCTATTGGTAGAAGTGCGATGGGGACTGGTGTAACTACTGGTGACCATAACACGGCTGTAGGTTATCTTGCAGGAAATGTTTTAACATCAGGTGTATCTAATACCTTTGTTGGCACTGTGGCAGGTGATGCCAATACAACAGGTAATTATAATACTGCTATTGGAAGAGGTGCCCTATCCGCAAACACCACCGCAGACAACAATACTGCGGTTGGATATGAGGCGTTATTAGTTAATACTACTGCTGCTCTAAATACAGCCGTTGGTTTTCAGGCTATGGACGCTAATACCACAGGAGTTTCCAATCTTGCTGTGGGTGGTCATGCTTTAGGCGCAAATGTAACTGGAAATAATTTGTGCGCTATTGGCACAAATGCTTTATTGGTTAATACAGCATCAGGCAACACTGCTATCGGTTCTAATGCTGGTTATAGTAATACATCAGGGCGTATAGATGCTTTTGGATTAAACGCTGCTTTTAACAATACAACAGGTAATTACAACAGTGCCTTTGGTCAGCAAAACGGTTATCTTGCAGCACTTCAAACCAACACTACAGGGAGTTCTAATGCGGCTTTTGCAACAGGGTCATTAGGATACAATACAACAGGCGGTAATAATACAGGGCTAGGTGTAGCTGCTGCTTATAGTAATACAACAGGCGCTAATAATACGGCAGTTGGCTATATGGCTTTTTATGCAAACACTACTGGTGGTCAAAATGTAGCGATTGGTACAGAGTCATTAAGATACAGTGCAACAGGATATTTTCAAACAGCAGTTGGCTATCAAGCTTTACATAATGCTAATTACACAACAAATGTGTATGCTTATAACACCGCAGTTGGTTGGAAAGCAGGTTTTGCAAACACAACAGGTAAAGTAACAGCGTTAGGTGCTTCTGTCTTGCAATCAAATACTACTGGACTGCATAACTGTGCTGTTGGTAGTGCAACTGACGGGTATGGTGCTGCATTACAGAATAACACTACAGGCTCTCAAAACACTGCTTTCGGTTATGTATCTTTAAGGTCCAACACAACTGGAACACATAACACGGCACTCGGCTGGACTACTTTACAAGTTTGTACAACAGGTACTTATAACACTGCCGTTGGAGAAGCTGCTTTGGATGCTCTTACCACAGCTTCTAGTAACGTAGCTATGGGTAGCAGTGCTCTAGGGGGGGTTACCACAGGCGGCAACAATATTGGTATAGGTAATAGCGCAGGTGCTTCACATACTACGGGAACAGGTGGAGTATATATAGGCTCCGTAGCAGGTTATAATTCAAATGCACAAAATACCTGTATTGGTTACGCATCAGCATATTCTGGCAATGGTCCTACTTCTCTAAGTACGGGTGGAGGCAACACTCTAATTGGTGCGTATACTGGTGTTGCGGCTGCAACAAATACAGGTACTGTAATCATAGGGCATAACGCAACAGGTAAAGGCACTAATACTGGATTTATCAATCCTCCAAGTGGTGTCTATCAAGGTAACAACTCTTCTGCTTGGTCTACAACATCAGACCGTAGACTTAAGAAAAACATTACAGATAGTTCTATCGGTCTTGCTGAGATTAACCAGATACAAGTTCGAAACTATGAGTACAAAACCAAAGATGATCTTTCTGAGATAGAAGCTGATGGATTAGTAGAAGCTGATATTATTGATAAATCAGGTGTACAAGTAAGTGCCATAGCTCAAGAGCTACAAGCAGTGCTGCCCAAATGTGTTACAGAGCAAGACACGGGTGTACTCTCAGTAAACACTGACAACCTTACTTGGCATTTAATCAAAGCAGTCCAAGAACTATCAGCAAAGAACGATGCTTTAGAAGCTAGAATAGTTACATTAGAAGGATAATAATTAGTCAGAAAAGGAGAAAGAAATGACTGATACACCAACCGCTGACGAAATCGCAGCACACTACACAGCAATGGGTCACTCTGTTGATCTGTTAAACGCAGGGAAACCTGCGGACATGACCGCAGATGACTGGACTGATACCAAAAAACGTAACGTAGACCACTTGGAGATTATGAAAGCCAAGACTTATTGGACTTCAGAAGATATGACTGCTGTAGATAAAGCTATTGCAGATTTTAAATAACTTAAGATAAAGGAGACTAATATGGGAAAAAATGAAAAGACCCCCATAACCGTCAATGAAAAAGAATATTTTGTCGAAGACATGAATGAAGCTCAAACAATATGGCTGAATCACCTCAATGATTTTGACCGTAAGTTAGGAAACGCTTACTTCAATGTTGATCAGTTGAATTTAGGGCGACAAAAAGCCATTGAACTCTTGGCTAATGCTTTGGAAAATCCAGAGGAAGCCGAAGAGGCAGAAGTTGTAAACTAGGAGTGACGAATGCCGCTAACCAAACTCCAATTCCGCCCAGGAATTAACAGAGAAACCACGTCCTACGCTAACGAGGGCGGATGGTTTGATATGGATAAGGTTAGATTTCGGTTTGGTTATCCTGAAAAGATAGGTGGTTGGGTGAAGTCTTCAGCCACCTATTTCTTAGGCACATGTCGTGCTTTACATCCATGGGTCGCGTTACAAGGTGAAAGATACCTTGGTGTGGGCACTCACCTTAAATACTACATTAACGAGGGTGGTGGGTATAATGACATAACGCCTGTTCGAGTTACTACCTCCGCAGGAGATGTAACTTTTTCTGCCGCAGCAAACACCATTGCTGCTAATATAGCTATTATAGACACTAACATAACACTTACGTCATCATCAGGGTTTCCAACTTCTGGACGGATTAAAATAGACAGTGAGATAATAACCTACGCCGCCATATCAGGTAACGTATTACAGGGTTGTTTACGAGGCCAATCAAGCACCATAGCAGCAACACACACTTCGGGTGCCGCAGTTTTATGTACAACAATTACAGTAGCAGATAATGACCACGGTGCTTTAGCCAACGACTTTGTTACTTTCTCTGGTGCAGCTTCTTTGGGTGGTAATATTACCGCAGCCATATTGAATCAAGAGTATGAAGTTGTTACTGTTGTAAGTTCAAACTCATACCTAATCGAAGCTCGAGAAACAATATCAATAGCATCTATTACAGGACCAAGTGGACAAGATCCTACTTTTGTTTTTGCATCTACAAGCGACAGTGGCAACGGAGGCTCGAGTGTTGTTGGTGCGTATCAAATCAACACGGGTCTTGACACAACACTTATAGGAACAGGTTGGGGAGCAGGAACATGGGGCCGTGCTACATGGGGCAGTGCATCTTCGTTGTCGGCTTCTGGTCAGACGCTCCGTATTTGGTCGCACGATAACTTTGGTGAGGATCTTCTTATTAATGTGCGTGATGCGGGTATATATTACTGGGACAAAACCAATGGCACATCTTCTCCTGCTGTAGAACTTAGTGGTTTAGCGGGAGCAAATACGACTCCAACTATTGCTAAAAAGGTACTTGTCTCGGATAGAGATAGACACGTTATAGCTTTTGGTTGTGATCCACAGAATAACATCGGAGTTCAGGATCCGTTGCTCATACGGTTCTCGGACCAAGCATCTCTTACCAATTGGGCCTCGACAGCAACCAATACAGCAGGTGACTTGCGTCTTGGTTCTGGGTCAGAGATTATTACTGCTGTAGAAACACGACAACAAGTTATAGTCTTTACGGATGTGTCGCTCCACGCAATGCAGTTCCTCGGACCACCGTTTACTTTTGGTATCAACACTGTGTCGGAAAACATTACGATTGCTAGTCCTTTGGCAGCAATTGCCATCGAGGACCAGATATACTGGATGGGCGCGGAAGAGTTTTACGTTTACTCAGGTAACGTGCAACGCCTACCATGTTCCGTTCGAGATTATGTGTTTAGTGACATCAACACCGACCAGTTAGAAAAAGTTACGGCATCCACCAACACTGCGTTTTCTGAAGTATGGTGGTTCTATCCATCAGCTTCGAGCAGCGAATGCGATAAGTACGTTGTGTATAATTATCAACAACAGATTTGGTATTACGGTTCTTTAAATCGTACTGTCTGGTTGGATCGTGGTGTGGAAAGTTTCCCAATTGCGGCAAGCACAGACCATGCGTTGTATCTACATGAAAACGGCTTTGACGATGGGTCAACAGCACCTGTTAGTGCTATCACGTCGTTTATCGAAAGTAGTCAGATGTCGATTGGTGAGGGGGATAACTTTGTATTTTTACGAAAGTTAATACCTGACTTAACGTTTCGAGACAGCACGGCGGCGGCACCCTCCGCTACGATGACACTTCAGACTCGTAACTATCCAGGTGGCGCATACCTTCAGACCAACAGTAAAACGGTATCTAAAACAGCATCAGTGCCTGTGGAGCAGTGGACTAATGAAGTAAACGTCCGTCTTCGAGGACGCTCGTTTGCATTTAAAATAGAAACAACAGACACAGGTGTGGGTTGGAGACTTGGTTCTCCAAGGGTAGAAGTGCAGCCTGACGGGATGCGGTAATGTCCAGAAACCTTGTCCTTCCCTTTTTTCCAGTTGCACCGCCAGACTACAATCAACAACATCTTGAAGAAATTGTACGCTCGTTCTCTGTATATCTTGAGCAAATGCAAAACCCAGGGGAGGGTCGTAATACATTCTCCGTTTTTACCAACCTTCAAACAGATGACAGTGGCTTAGAACCAGGGGCTATCTTTAACCATGATGGTTATGTTAGAGTGCCAGTAGCACATTCTCCATACGTTCGTGGTTCTCAGGCTACGGGTGCTGTTGGAACAGTAACAGTGAGTACGC